AAACAAAATATAGAGAGTTTGAATATATTCGTGGTATTAGAATTGTTGTAGATTCTATGAATAATTTTAATTCTACCTTTGATCTTATTGAGTTTTCTCCAAGACTGACTGTAGACATTTCTGACAGGGTTGTGTCATATAACGTTACTAAATCTTTAGGAGATTTAGGATCTGGTGCTTTGCCAATTGGTCAACTATTGGCATCTACTGGAAGCATTAATATTTTTGATGAAGATCAAGCATTTAATGAAAATTCAAAAAGTTTAATTTCTGATTATATTAGAAAAAATGTTAAATTTACTTTTTATGAGAATATAATTAATGTATCTGGTTATGATTATTTAATACCAATAAAAACTTTATATTCTGAAGGATTTCCACAGGCAGATGTAACTGGTGGAACAATATCTATTAACTTAAGAGATTTGTATTTTTATTTTGAATCTCTGCCAGCACCACAACTATTTATTACAAATGTTTCTTTAAGTTATGCAATTGCCTTACTTTTAGATTATGTTGGATTTAGTAATTATATATATAAAAGAAATATTAGTGATTTTGAACCAGTAATTCCATATTTTTTTGTTAGCCCAGATAAAAATTTGGCAGAGATTTTAAATGATTTAGCAATTTCAACACAAACATCAATGTTTTTTGACGAGTATAATAATTTTATTGTAATGAGCAAAAACTATTTAATGCCAAGTTTATCAGAAAGATCAACAGATTATGAATTGATAGGATCAAAAGTAACAGATAAAGTTATTGAAAATACGGCCAGTATTATTAAAAATAAATTAATATATGGTAAAAAACTTGCTAACATTATAAACATATCATCACAAGATAAAAAAATCTACAATGATGGAAAAATTACATATAAAACAAGGTACATAGATAAAACATATAGCCAATTAGGTCAAGAAACAAACATAGGTTCAGAAGATAAAACTTGGGTATACAAACCATCTCTGTTATGGCAAATACAAGATACAAAAGAGTCTAGAATCGGAAACTCTTCTGGAGGATATAGCCTTGCTGCTTTAGTTTTAAATCAAATACTTAATGACTCCCCTCCATTTGTTAAAGACGGTGAAGTATATAATAACATTATTGATTTTGGAGAAAGTGTTTACTTATTAGTAAGATATCAAGGATATTTTTATGCTAATGGTGAAATTATAAGATATGACGCAGTTGAATATAATGTTGCAGGGTTTGGAAATGTTTGGATTAGCAGTGATGATGAATATAAATATTATTTATCTAACATGCCGTTTAATGGAAAAATTTATCATACTGGTAGAGTACGAATTTATGCTGAACCATACTATGAACTAGTTTCTGGATTTAGCCAAACTTCTAAAGTTAGCCAAAGAAAAAACGGCGCTGTTATGTCTCATGGTAGAGCACAGTTTGGTACTAAAATTGCAAATCATGATAATGGGTTGGACTCAGTATGGAGAGAACCAGATAATAAAAAAGGATGTGTTATGGAGTCCCAATATTTGTTTGGACAAACTTCTTTTGCAGGATCTACAACAACTGGGCCAGCAGGAATTAACAATGAATTAGCAAAAAAGTCTACAATAAATAGCGTTGTTAAAAAATATTTAGGAAAATCTAATTTAACAGAAAATGAAATAGTTACAATTAATACAATTAATCCACAAAAACATAAAGGAGTAGTGCAGTCTTCTGCCCTTGTATTCAAGGGACCAAATTTTAATGCTACAGATCCAAACCCAACTAATTTAATTACAATGGTTACTAGAGGATTTGCAGACAAGCATAATTATTTTGGCACTAGAATGAGAATTATTGGAGCATCTGTAGGAGAAATTAAAGATGAAAATAATAATTCATATAAAACTCTTGTCCCACTAGATGGATCAATTTATTATCAAATACCAACAGACTCCCCAAATCAAACAATAAAAGTGTCTGGAAATTCTGGAGGCTTGGGAGTTCTAGTTAATGCGTCAAATAATAATGGATATTATTTTGAAATTATTTCTTTAGACGGTGGAACAGAAGAACAGGCAAATATAATTTTTTATAAAATTAAAAAAGACACATCTTCAACAAAAGCAATTCCAGAATTACTTTGGAGTGGAAATGGAAATATACTTTCTGACTCTGGTAACTTTGTTGGTATATCTAAAAAGTTTGAAGATCAATATACTACTGTTTATGATTTGGCTGTAGAATATGTTGATGATTTGTTAGCAACAAATATAAGAAGGTTTTATTTATATATTAATAATGTTTTAATTGCAACTGTAGACGATAAAGATCCATTGCCAGAAAATTATAGTGCTGCCTTGTTTACAAGAGGTAGTTCTAAGTGTATGTTTGAACATTTCATTGCTATGGGGCCAAACTATTCTGTTAGTGGATCAGAGGTTGTGACTAAACCAATAGGAAAAGTGTTTGGTGGAAACTCAATTAATATCAAGGATTCATTAAGAAAGTATGCTTTAAGTGGTGTTCTTCAAAATACCTATTTGTCTGGAGTAGGACCAGGAAGTTATCCAAAATATAAAATTTATTATGATGAGTTTGGAACAATAATGAGAGAATGCGCATATTTTAATGTGAGGTTTGATAATGCATATCCAGCACTGTCTTCACAAATATTAAAACCACAAGATAGGGTCAAAGATTTTACTCTTTCTAATTATCAATCAAATGCGTATGGTGCTGAATTTTTAATATTTAATGCTACTGACTCTTTGTTAGATTTAGGAACTACATCTTTTAATTTTTTAAATATTGTGGGTATAGCATTTACTCAAGATAACACAAATGTACTAACAGTTGATGACTATTTTAAGAAAAGTTCAAGTTTTTCAGATCAAGAACTTAGGGGTAACGCAGTAATTTATTCTCCAGTTATAGAAGAGCAAAAATATAATGTTATTAAAAATAGCAGAATTATATATGGAAAAAATGAATTTTCTATTGAAAGCGATTATATTCAAACATCAGACGATGCAGAAGATTTAATGGGATGGATTATTAATAAGTTAATGGAACCTAAAAAGGCTGTTGGAGTTGAAATATTTGCAACACCAATACTTCAACTAGGAGATATAGTTACTGTTGATTATAAAAATAATGACAATATTGATATGGTTGCAAAACAAGATGAAAGATTTATAGTTTATAATATTGAATATGGTAGAGATTCTGGTGGACCATCTATGAAAGTTTATTTGAGCGAGGTGTAATATGGTAAAAAAATCTAACCCAGTAGTAAAAGCATTTGCTGATTTTGAGGGTAGGGACAAAGTTAGTACTGAAACAATTAGCAAAGTTAAGAAGGCAACAACACCTTCTCAGAGGAATGCCATCATGGGAACGCAGCCGAGTGTGCCGACACCTTCTCAAAGGAATGCCATCATGGGAACGCAGCCGAGTGTGCCGACATTTCCTAATTTTGAGGGCAGAGACAGCGTTATTACTGTTATACCTGGTTTAACCTCAACATCAACTAATTCAACACCACCAGTTCCAGAAACAACTCAAACATCTTCTAATTTGGTTACAAAAGCATCAGTTAAAATTGCAACTCCACAATATGTTAACTTTGATGAAAATGTTTTAAATCCAATTACAGAGTCTGACATCACATCTTTATTTTTTGAGCAAGTTGCTGGGCATGAATTATTAATACTAAGCAATAAAAACTTTGTAAATACTAAAAATGTTGATTATCAGCCTATTGCAAATATATCAAATTTTAAAAATACATATGATCCTAAAAAGATTATAGCCCTGCAAGATACTTCAGATGTATATTTTTTTAATTTTGCCATTAATCTTCTCGCTAGAATTCCAGATGTTCCAACAGATTCTAGCACAAATGGAACAAATGTTTATATTACTGCAAGCGGTGATTTGGTTATAGAAACAAAAGATAACGCTCCTGACGAAAGAATTCAAGTTGAAATCATCTCAGGTGGTACAATAAATACTGATATATTAGGGGTGAATTAGTCTTGATAACTAATACTGGTAAAGAAATTGTTGCAAAGTACCTTTTGGGCACTGCCCCAGCATTTGCATCCTATATGGCATTTGGTGCTGGGCCACAACCTTTAGGATCTGCAGATTCGCATAGTTTTAATACATATGCACAAAAAGAGTTGTTAGACTTTGAGATGTTTAGAGCGCCAATTTCATCTCGTGGATATATATATGAAGATGGAGTAAACAAGTTAGTGTTTACAGCAGAACTTCCCAGCCAAGAAAGATATGAAATTACTGAGATTGGCGTTTACTCTGCAGGAAGCAATCCGTCTGCTGCTGGGTTTGATAGTAGAAATCTTGTTTTATTTTCACAAGAAGAATCTTGGCAATCAATTACTGGGTCAACAGCAAGTATACCAATTGTAACAACTCCGCTAGATTCGCAAGATGATAATGTTATTGATGTTGCCTATGATGTTTTTCAGGCTAATGCAGATAATAGAATTTTTTATAGAAATAATAGAAATGATTACCACGAAAGATGTAGGTTTTTTAATAATGTAATTTTTGTTGCTGGAGATTTTTCTAACATTAAAGATGCTACATCTTCTACCGATCTTTCTTCTACATACCATATTTTAAAAACTGGAACATCAATTAATTTGTCTCAAAACTCTCTGTCCGATAAAATTAAAATTGCTTTTTCAGTTATCAATCAATCATCATCTTTAGTTCTTTCAACACCATATACTGGACCAGATAGCGTTAAGATTATTATTGATTTTATTAATACTTCAACAAAAAAAGCAAGATTAATCTATAATGCTGTTGATTCAGCAAGTGCAGCAATTGACTTTTCAACAAATAGATATTATGTGCTTGAAAAAAATATATCAGATGTTGTTCAAGAAGATGGATTTAGTTGGGAAGATATTACTTCTGTAAAAATTTATGCATGTGCAGTTACAAGCAATGCGCTAGACGATAACTATTATATAGGTCTTGATGCAATTAGAGTAGATAATGTAACAACACAAAATCCACTATATGGATTAACTGCTTATACAATTGTAAAAAATGCTAATGAGCAACCAATATTAAAAGCATCAAATACAAATAACTATATAGAATATAGGATGTCTGTAGGTGTTCAATAGTGGCAGATAAAAATATTAAAAAATCTATTATTAAAAATAAAGACCTTCCTTTGTTTAGTGGAAAAACGGGTAAGATAACATTAAGATATAGAATTATTTCTGAAGATAGAAATAGGTCCTCACATTGGTCAAAAATTCATGAAGTTGCAATGCCAATAGTTGCTTCACCATATTCATATACTTTAAGCAAACAAAAACAGGGCGATACTTCAGTTTATCAAATAATCTTACAATGGCTAAAGCCAAATGATTATGATACAATAGATGAAAAAATATATGATATCTTTTTAAAAACAAATACTGTAAGTGGAGAGCCTAATATTTCAGATTATTCATACCTTGAAACCCAACGAGGATTTTTAAATGTTAGGTTTTTATTAAATCAAAATAATGTAAATAATTTTAATGTTATTGTTCAAAGAGCAACATATGATAAGATAATAAATATTAATCAAATTTTGGTGAAAACAACTAAAGAAAACCTTTTATAAGGATGTGTTATAATTAAATACTATGCCTGAATTGCCAATTCCACAAAGAGGTCAACCATTAGATGTATCCTACATTTCTAGCATTGTTGCAACAGTAAACCAACTTTTAAGACAATCTTCTCCAACGTCTTCTAACAATACAAAAATTGTTGGAACAACAACGCCAAGAACAGAATATGCTGTTCCAACACCAGGCGCATCTATTTATGGAGAAACTGTAAATGTAACAAATGTTGCAACAATTACCGCTGGAGTAGAAATTTCTTTTAAAGTTAATTTTAGTTTTAAATATCCACCAATTGTGGTAGCAACACCATGGAACAAGGGCGGAACAGAAGCAGGAAAAAATGTTTCTATCTATCTTACAAATGTTACAACATCAGAAGCAAACCTTGTTGCAAAGTTTGCATCTAATGGTGTTGCTACAATAGATGTAAATGTTCTTGTAATTGGAATTCCAAATTGAAATGCATAAAATGTAAAGGCAAAGTTCTAGTAGATCGTCAATTTAACAGACTGGAACATCTTGAGGTATACTGTATTATATGTGGTAAAAGAAATTTTTATCATCCACCAGATAGTTCAAAAGAGGGATTATGGTTGCTTTCTCAGGAAAAGAAAATGGCAAAGATTACAATAGCGCCCCTGTAATTTCTGGCAGCAAAAAAATATGGTTTCTTAACGGAGACCTTGTTAGAATATATCATAGCAGTAGAGCAACAGGAACTATAACTTTATATAATATTAATAAAGATCAAAATGAAATTTGTTTTATACATGAGTTTAAAAAGAAAAGAGAACGAGCATTTACTGTGAATGAAACCTCACAATTGTTAAACAGGCATAGAAAATATATGCCACGTTTAATGAAAAATGGTATTATTCCATATCCAAAAGGATCTAGTAAAGATGGCAAAATTGGTTTTCAGATTAGATCATATTATTCTGAAAAGCAAGTTAGAGAAATGCGAGATATTCTTGCATCAATTCATCAGGGCCAGCCTAGAAAAGACGGGTTGGTAACAAACAATAATACGCCCACCAAGCAAGAGTTGACACGCAGAATGGGCGATGGTATACTTACTTATACGAAAACTGAAGACGGTAGATTTATTCCTGTTTGGAATGAGAGTATTAACTAGGCCTTGGAGGGCTAATGGAACAAAATGATGAGACTAAAGTATCTGTTACTTTAGGATATACATTAAATCTTGGTAACTTTCAGTCGCTACGGCTTGATCTGGGCGTAGTAGATTCAAAGAGGCAGGGTGAGACCACAAAAGATGCTATGGAGCGCGTATACGGCTTTGTAGAGGCTAAGTTGACT